GAAGAAGTGTGTTTCTGCAAGGACAAGAAGTAAACCAGTACCTACTGACGACGACACCCATTGACTGGGCGATATTCGTCTCGGCAATGATCCTTGTCGTATTCATCTGGTGGGACACCAGCGGGCCGAAACCAAAATGACGCCACTTAAATGCTCCAAAGTCGGTTGCCTTAATTCAGAGCCAGCCAAGTGGATTCCGGTCCTAAATGTCTGGCCCCAGGGCTACTCGAAGGACGGGACTGACCCGGCCAAGATCATCCTAAGAACCCTTCGCCTCTGCGATGAGCACAAGGATGCGTTCGACCCGAAGTCAGTGCTGACAGCCGATGGGTGGGGGATGGTTGAGCAGCACTTCAACAAGAACGGATTTGGGAACCCAGAGATGGACACGATTGAAATGAGTTTCTTGGATGGGAGTAAAACGAATGTCTAACATCATGGTCACTGGCGGAAGCGGGTTCATCGGAAGCCACTTCATCCTAAATACCTGCCTCAGGTATCCTCAATCAAACATCATCAACGTGGACGCCAAGACTTACGCGGCCCGGCCCCCGATGTGGTCAGCCAAGCCCAGTAACCTAGAGGAAGTCATGGTGGATATCAGGGACCAGGCCATGGTGGCCCGGCTGATGGACATGTACCAGCCTGAGAAGGTGTTCCACTTCGCCGCCGAGAGCCACGTTTGCAGAAGCATCAAGGGGCCAAAGGACTTCGTCACCACCAACGTCAACGGGACATTTAACCTCTTGGAAGAGTACCGCCAGGTTAAGGGCGGCAAGTTCATCCACATATCCACCGATGAAGTGTTCGGCGATTGGGAGCCGGGCCAAGCGCCATTCACTGAGACAAGCCCACTCCTTCCAAGAAGCCCCTATGCGGCATCCAAGGCGGCGGCTGAGATGCTTGTCCAATGCTGGGGCACCACATACGGGATGGCGTATACACTTGTAAACATGACCAACGTGTTCGGCCCAAACCAGCACACGGAGAAGCTGATACCAATGACAATCTCCAAGATCCTGAAAGGGGAAGAGGTTGTCGTCCATGGCGACGGGACCCATTCGAGAGAGTGGCTGTATGTCGAGAGCGCGGTTGAAGGGATACTCAAGGCCGCCGAGCATGAGAGCCGTGACAGGTTCTTGCTTGGGAGCGGCGTCAGGTACAAGAACATCGACATGGTGAGGACGCTCCACCTGCTGGTCGCCTCCAACCTGATGGAGATGAAGCTCCCACTGAACATCAAGTTCACAAACGACAGGCCCACCGACGACAAGGGCTACGCTGTTGACAGCCGCTACACAGAGGCCCGGCTCAATTGGTCTGGTGGCCGTGACACGTTCTCTGAGAACCTGGGCAAGACGGTCCACTGGTACATCCATGATATACTTCGCCGTGGGGGGAGAACCGCTCACGGACGGGCGGGCTGACGTGGCCTCCCTCCAACTTACCTCCACCCCTGTCCAAGGATGCCAAGTCATCTGGTCGGACCAGTTCAGGGACTTCAGGGGTTACTTCGCTGAGACTTTCAACCGCAAGGACTTCCTTAACGCCAAGCTTCCAGTGGAGTGGCCCCAGGACAACATCTCGAACTCTGAAGCGTTCGTACTCCGCGGTCTTCACATCCAAAGGAACAACCCACAGGGCAAGCTTGTCAGGTGCGTGAAGGGCACCATCTATGATGTCTGCCTCGACCTGCGCCCAGACAGCCCCACATTTCTCAAGTACCACATGCAGATGCTTCATGGCGGGGGCTCAATGTATTGCCCCCCAGGGACGGCCCACGGGTTCCTTGCAATGGTCCCGCGAACCATCGTTTACTATAAATGCACATCGATTTACGATGTCGAGAGCGACGGTGGCGTTAACCCGCTGGACCCTGAACTCAAGATACCATGGCCCTGTACGAGCCCTGTTCTATCTGAGAAGGACCGGCACCTGCCAACGCTGAGAGAATGGCTGGAAGACCAAAGGGGATTGAGCAATGTCAGACCTTGAAAAGCCCACAGGATTCTTGCCGCACTCCATGAACCCCGCTGATGAGCAGACAAGGCTCAACAAGGTCAGGATGAAGGAAGAGGCAACCAACCGGACTCTGATGCCAAAGGCGTCTGATGCATTCGGTGGCGAGGCCCGTTATGAGGACAACTTCGGCGAGGAGCAGCGCGACCTTGATGAGATGCTCTACGCTCGCCACGCTGAAGTTGAGTCACTGAATGACCTTGTCGCACAGCGCGGCACAAGCATCCCGGCCCTGTACAACCAGATCTATCGATTCATTCAGAACCCATCCACAGTAAGCGTTGAGACTTTTAAGCGCATGGTGGACACCGATGAGACTGTTGGCTCTGGCGTGGACTTCCTTACAACATGCCTGGCGGCCCGAGTGGGTCGCTACAGCCACCCAAGCGAAGAGATCAGCAAATGGGTTAACGAGCGCCTAAACGAGATCGATGGCGGCTGGGTTAACTGCATGAAGGAGATCCTTTCGGCCTCCTGGGCCGGGTTCTCTGTTGGTGAAAAGGTTTGGGCCAACACTCCAAACGGGTTTGTCCCGAAGAAGATTGTACAGATGCCGCCCGGCACCCTCATGTTCGAGACCGATCGATCGGGCGAGCTCACACAGGATGGTATTTTACAGTACCAGCGAAACTATAACCCTGCCTTGTTCGGCTCCGGTGTCGCCTACCTGTTCGGGTTCATGAGCAACGCCCCGAGCTCACAGCCGGGCAGCTGGCGCCCAGACATCTTCGCCAAGCTTGGGGACTACCCGTTCCCATTGCGAAGTCCGAACATTTTTAGCTACCTTTCGATACGCATACCGGTGCGAAAGTGCATTCACTACTCATTTGACGCCCAGGGGAAGTTCGGCAACCCATACGGCCGCAGCCTCCTACGCCGCGCCTACAAGCATTGGGTCTTGAAGGACGCTGTCCTACAGATGCTGTCAGTGGCTCTCGACAGGAAGGGGACACCCCTCCAAGTTTGGTACGTGGACCCGAACGCCACATTCATCGATACCGAGAAGTATAATGGCCAACCGTTGACCGGGGTGGATATCGGAATCAGAGCCCAGCAGGCTGTTAAGCAGGCCCTCTCGAAGGTGCACAACGACTCAGTTGTCATTATGCCAGGCAAGAAGGGCCAGTTCGTTGAGCACGACTTCATCAACCAGAGCTCCAACGCCGGTGACTTCATAGCGACGCTGAACTACCTCGACACCAGGATTATGAGGGCGCTCCTGTTGCCAGCCCTTGTGATGAGCGGTGGCGACGGTTCGGGATCGTACGCGCTTGGCCAGGAGCACGCGAAGACGTTCGACAAGATCCTGGACGGCATCAACAATGGCTTCTGTCAGGTCCTCCTACGCCAGCTCATCCGCGAGATGATTGCCTACAACTTCCCCAAGTCAGCTTGGGAGAAGGACGGGATCGGCGAGTTTGGCCAGCGCGAATTGTCCATTGAGGAGCGCGAGAAGGAAATGCAGTGCGTGGAGACTGCCATCAACGTGGGCGCCATTGACATGAATGACCTCGACGACCTGAACAAAGTCCGTGAGATCTCCGGGTTCAAGCCGAGGACCGAGCCCATTCCACAGCCTGACCCATTGATGATGGATGAGGAGGGCGGGGATGGAGAAGAAGGCGCAGTTCCCACTAAACCAGGGCAACCAAAGCCAGCCGCTAAGACCGATTCTAAAGATGAAGAGGATTAGCTGGATCATCCTCACATATAACCGCCGTAACTCAGTCGAAAAGGCCATCACCCATTGCATGTCCAATGCAGGCTACCCATGGGATGAGTTAATCTGGTGCGACAACGGATCCACCGATGGCGTTCGGGACTTCATGAGAACACTAGAGCCTGACGTCACCATTCTAAACAAGACCAACCTAGGGGTGGCCAAGGGGTACAACCGCGCCATGGCGATGGCCACCGGCACTCACATGGTTATCACTGGCTGCGACATGCTGATGCCTGACCTGTGGATGGCCAAGATGGTCCAATGCTTCGACCGAGTTCCCAATACGGGAATCGTAACCATCTACGCGTCTCCAATGTCCGTGGTACCCGAGCGCAAGCGCGGGGATCCGATTGTCATCGACAGCATCCGGGTGCAGAAGGCCATGCCCATCGGGCGCCGAATGATGCCCGTGGAGCTCCAGCGAAAGATCGGTTACTTCAATGAGGACTTTGGAATGTACGGCTGGGACGACGTGGCTTGGGGCCATCGCGCCGAGAAAGTCTGCGACAGCCTTGGGCTCAACTACTACAACCTGCCCGACATGGTGGCCGAGCATCTTGGGACAGAGGGGAACGTCGGATACGACCACAAGGACGAGCACGAGTATTGGAACTGGAAGAAGAAGCAAGTGGATGACCCCGCCAAGAGGCAGCTGTTGGCCAACCTGAAGAAAGAGGGCTGGCCCGGATTCAACCCATACGCGTGAGGGCGTGATGCAACCAAAGGAAGACATCGAAAAGTCCTACGAGACGCCCGACCCATGGGGATACCAGACAAACCCAGAGGACAAGAAGCGCTACATGGCCATTATGGGCCTTATAAGGACGCAGGGGAT